TCTGGCATGTCACGCCGCCTTCAGGATGCTGCCCATCACCATGCCGGTATTGATATGGCGAATGCCGCGCTGATCTTTCTTGACCGCTCGCCGGTCAATCTTCTCCACGTCCTGCGCCATCGGCCCAACGTGGGTCTGCTTCTCTGGATCACCCTTGTACTGGTAGGCGTAGATCGGCAGCTCGTTGCGCTCGCCGTCTTCACCGGCAGCAAACACTGTTGCCAGCTTTGGTCCGACATCCTTCACGCGCTCGTCGGACATTTTCATCATGCCCCCCATCATCCCAAAAATTCCGCCCATCAATGCATTCTGGTTGGCGCTCTCTTGTTTATAAATATCCATGTCCTGGCTGAAGCGAGTGTTTATTAATCCCGCCACGTCAGTGGTTGGTATTTGATTGTTGGGTGTGTTTACAAAATTCGGATTGTTAATTTGCGAACCGCTGAGCAGCGAGCTGATTTCGTTGATCGGCTGGTTGCGCGCCGCGTACTGCTCGTTCATCCATTGATTGCGCGCCATGTTCTGCGCGTTGAACCCAGCCTGACCTTGCGCCACTTGCTGTGCGAGGCCTGCGTTGGCGAACTCACCTCGAGCAGCGGCTTGCTGGAAGTCGGTGCTTTGCGCCATGTTGGCGAATTGTCCGCGACCTTGCTGCTGTGTGTACTCCTGCTGCTGCGCGGCGTTCTCGAAACCGGCGCGCTGTGCCGCCATGTCCATCATGCGCTGCTGTTCTTGCCCGGCTGCACCAATCGCACCAAAGCGAGTGTCGGTGGCCTGCCGGTTGTAGTCGTCCATCGCTGACGTGTAGGCCTGCGAGCCGTAGCGAATGCCTTGGTCAGCGAGGCGCTGCTCGATGTTGGCGCGCTCACGTTGGAGCTGCGGATTGATGCGGCCCATCAAGCTGTCTTCGACGCGCTGCCGGTCCTGGCTGAAGTCGCCAGCGCCGTAGCTCTTGGTAATGTCGCCAGCCGCGCCAAACTCGCGCATCTGCGAGCCGACATCGCCAAACTCGGTGGCGGCCTTGCCCACGCCAGTGATCATGCTGGGATCACCGGCCTGGGGAGCGCCTGCGCCGTTGGGGTCGAAATCAGTAGCGAGGTGACCAGCCAGCCTGCTGCTCTGCACGTTGGCCATGCCCGCCAAGTTCATCTTGGCGGCTTGGTTCTGGTCTTCGATGGCTTGCGCTTGCGGACTGCGTATCTGTGACGCCGTGAACGTCGGGATGTTCACGTCCAAATTTGTGTAGGGGTCGTGCCAGTTGTAGTTGCCGGTTTGGTTGTAGGTGAGGCTGCCTTCCGGCGTGATCTGGTTGGTATTGTTCAGCATCGCATTCGCAATGGACGTGGCGACGTTCGTCGAGGTTGACGCTCGCGCCGTGTCCTGCGGATTAGGTGCTGGAGGTGGAGAGGATTTTCCGCCCATCAGTATCGTCCTAGCTGGCCCGGCCCGCCGGGCATCTGCGTTCCCATCGTCGGATCGATTGGCGCTTGCCCCACCATGTTAGGCACACGCGGCGGCGGACCTACTGGAGCGCCACCCGGCATCGGCGGCGGCGTCTGGCCTGCTGGCATTGGCGGCGGCATGACGCCTCCAGGTGGCGGCATGCTTGCAGACATGCCGCCACCCGCCCCAGGCATTGCGGGAGGTGCTGTCACGCCTGGAGGAATGCCGCCCGGTGCAGGCGGCGCACCCATGCCCGGCATGCCGGGTTGCGCGCCCGGCATCTCGGTGCGGGGCTGTGGTGATTGCACGTTCATCAACGCCTGGGTGATGGCGTCACGAACGCCTCCGGTGTTCATGCCACCGCCACCCATCATCGCGGGGCCACCAGCACTGTACATAGGCATTAGGCAGCCTCCTCTTGTGGCGCATCGCGCAGATGATGCTTGAACTTTTTGTTGAACCTGTTGTCACACCAATCCTCGTAGGTCAGTGTGCAGATGACGCCGTCGCGGTGGCGACCAAACAAGCGTGGAAATTTGATAAATGTGTAACCGTACTCAGCAAGCTGTCCCAGCAGCCTCTCGCTGTCAGCCGGGGTGCGTTGAGCGATCATCTGACAGCCGCAGGTATGAAACGGATATTGGTACATGCGCTTTATCGTCTCACGGCTTAGCCACCGCGAGTTGGTTGCGGCACCGCTTATTTCGATCGTTCCGGCCTGCGGGTCGTAGTTGTGATAGACCAGACCGGCAATGAGGCGGCCCTCTTCATCGATCACGCCAATGGTCTTGGCTGCGTCACCAAACCCGCCCGGCCCGACATGCGGAATGAGCTGCGCTACCACATCCGCCACCAGCCTATCCTGCCCATAGACGTAGCGAAGCATTAGTCTCCCCCTGGTGACCCGCCAGCGTAGGGCCACTTGTACATCTCCATCGGATCGCGAGGCTGGGTGGCCGCCACCAAGCTCTCTATTGCCTTGGGCGCTCGCAGCCGCTCGTTCTCGGCAAGGCGAGCTGCGATGGCGGCGCGTCGGCCCTCGATGTCGTAGTGGCCGCCTTGCGCTGCTACGCGCAGCGCCTCCGGGTCCACCATGCCGCGATTGTCGCCGTAGGTCTGCTGTAGCGGGATCGGCCCGCCGTACACGCCGTCGCCTGCCGACATGCCGCCAGCCGCCGGATCGACGTACAGGTTCGGCATGCGTGACGCATCGACGATGCCGGATTGATGGTTGTAGGCGTTCCACGCCGCCAGCGCCTCCTGCGATGGCGCGAAGCCCTTGATGTAGGCTGGCGCAAACATGTCGGTGGGGTCACCCTTCTGGTAACCCTCGAAAATGTTGCCGGGCGCTGCCGGTGTCGGCGTTGGAGGAGGTGCGTCTGCCATGCTTGCTCCTACACGTTCGTGCCAAGGGTCCAGTACAGACCGTCAATGGCAATCAGTTCGACACTCGGTTTGGCGTTCTGGGCCATTGTAACTTGCACCACTGGTGCATGCGAGAAGCCGGTCAAGCCTATCGACACCCAGCCGGTGTTTCGCACAGTCGGCGCTGGCAGCGCCGCCGCATCCCATTTCATCTGGTCCCACAGCCCCTGGTCCCAGACATCGGCGCGGCCACTATCGATACCGGCGTGTGGTGCCGCCGGAAGGTTGATGACGTAATCGGTGGCTGCCGTGATCTGCGGCACGAACGGCTCGCCGGGACGCGCCACGAACTGCGCCCTGGCTTGCGACCATGTCTTAGTCTGCGCCTGTTGGCCAAACATGCCCCAGCCGCCAACCATTGTGCAGACGTAGGGTTTGCCGTCGTCGTAGCCGGTGCGCTCGCACTGCATGACGATGCCGTCCTGCGTCCCGAAAAACAGATCGGCGGCGAGCTGCATGAAGCATGTGGCGTCGTAGCCCAGGAACCGGCACCACGCGCCGGTCGCCGTGTTCACCACGGCGCAGTAGCGGTGACCCAGCATGCCGCCCGGCCACGTCACGGCCATGACGCCAGCCTCGTCCCAGCGTTTCATCGTCCACGGGAAGAAGCGTTTGCTGAGCGCCTCGCGCCGCCACATGCCGCGAATGGCATGCGAGATCATGGCGAAGTCGAGCTGGCCCGCGTCTTTGCTGATGGCTGCGCTCAGCGGCACGATGCCGTCAATCGTGGCGACGAGCAGATCGCCGCCAAGGTTTATGTGCGCGTTCATCCCCATCGGCAGCGGCATCTGGAAGCGGCCTTCTTGCCGCCAGTTGGCCGGGTCAGCCGGGTTGCTGCCAGTGAACACGATGGCCTCGCCAAGGTTCGTCATGAACACCAGCTTGTCGTCCACGCCGTCGCCCGTGTCCCCGGACCAAACGGCGATGAACAACAACTTGCCGCCACGCGCAGCAGCGCCTGCCAGCGGAATGAGGTTGAGAGCGCCCTGGTGGCTGTCGATGCCCAGATACCAAGCGTTCATCGTCCCGCCCTCAATAAAGAAGAAGCGGTTGCGGTATTTGCAGACGTAGGTGAGGTTGTGGCCGGTCGTGCATGTCGGCGGTTGAGCTGGAGCTGGCGGCGTCGGCGCAGTGATCTGGCTGGCGTCGAACGTCGTCCACGTCAGGCCGTCGAAGTGCATCAGGTAATCGCCAGCCTCGTTCGCCACCAGCATGTGGTCGCCGCTGGCGTTGGCCATCTGCGAGGCGACATAGTTGCCGCTCGCCTGCCCGCCCTTCACCAGTATCGGCGTGGCTGACGTGACATCGAACAGCTTGTCCTGCTGCGCTGCGAAGATACGCCGGGACGCAGCGTCGATGTACTCAAACCCGGAAATGATCGGCTTGCGGAGTGGCGACGGGACCGGCGGCACCGTGGCGTCGAGCGCATGCAGATCGCAGTGCCTGATGAAGCCGCCACGCAATTGGACGCCACGCAGCGTCGGCACCCAGTTGTCCAGCACCACGGCGGTGCCGGGCTTCATGAACGCCAAGTTGTCACTGTCGGTTAAGCCCCCTGCCGGTGCCGGGATGGTGATGGCCTGATGCTTCTGCGCCACTTGTGGCGGCACCGGCTGACGGCGGAAGCCCTGGTGTACGCTCATCAGCTCCCCGGCTGCGTTGGCGGCGTGAAGTTGGCGGTCCAAAGGGCTTTGCCTTTGGTGATGCGAAATTCATCGATGTAGCCGGTCCAGTAATTGTTGTTGTTGCCCAGCGAGCCTATCGTCAGCGACCATGTGCTGGCGTACACCGGCCAAGCACCGAAATCGGCAGTCGCCTCGCGGACGCCGTCCAGATACAGATTGAAAACATTATTCACCCTGGTCGCCGCGTAGTGGTGCCACGCATTGGACGTGACGGTCGTGGTTCCAGACAGCTTCTGCTGACCCCAATCGCTGCCGCCGGTCTTACCGATAAACAATTCCAGAAAATTACTTGTGCCGATAAGACCGCCTATCGTCGCGCCGACTAGGTCTGGCGGGGTTCGACCAAACAATACGCGGTTGGTCCCGGCAGCGCCCGTGCTGTAGAACCAGCAGTCGATGGTGAAATCCTCGTAGCCAAAATTAAGATCGGCGGGGGCTGTCGGGACATAGCAGAGCTGGCCACCACTAAAGATTGCTGACGAGCCGCCAAATTTACTCTGCGCGGTTGATAACAGCGCCGTTGCTTTTTGAACGACTTGTCGCTTGGGTGAGCTGTCTCTGAAATCGCCATCAAAGTGCAGCAGCAGGACCGTCTTTTCCCCGGTCGCGCCATGCACGTCTGTCGGCGGCGTGAAATCGGCGGTCCACAGCGCCTTGCCTTTGGTGAAACGCAGCTCGTCCATGTAACCCTTGAACGGGTAGGCCGTGCCGCTTCCCCACATGCCAAGGTACAAGGGCGAGGCCCAATCCGTCATCGGTGGGGATGGCGCACCCACTCCACCTACACCATTGACGTAAATCTTGTTGGTCAACCCAGATCGTACCGCCGCAATGTGATACCAATTATTCGGCACAACATTGGCGGCTGACGCATATACCGAATAGTCCGTCCCGCCCTGCCGGTGCAGTAAAGTGACATTGCCATCCGAAAGCAGCATGATCATCCAGCCGTCTGGGCCACCCCAATGGGCTGCAAGACACGATGCCTGCCCCACCGCTGGTAACGCCGTCGGTCGTATCCATAGATCGACGGTGTAATCAAAGCCCATCGTCCAGTCTGGGTGATCTGGAAAGGTTGCGTAATCGTCAATGCCGTCGAACAGCGCACAGATGCGGCCAAACTTGCTTTGCGCTATCGAAAAAGTAAGACCGGCAAACGTGCTGGCAGCGCCGCGCTTGTATTGTGAGAAGTCGGCCCAACTGCTGTCGAAGTGCATCAGCAGGACAGTGGCGAGGTCCGGGTCTGGCTTGTAAATGACCTTAGGATCAGCAGCCGCAGGCAGTGTGAAATTGCTTGTCCATCTGGCAATGCCGTTGCTGACGCGAAACTCGTCTATGTAGCCCCAAAAATAATAGTAGCCGTCGCTTCTCGGCCAGCAGCCCACACACGGTCCATACGTTGCGATATTGAAAACACCGCTGCCGCCGACTGCCGCCTGGGCCTTAAGCACACCATTCTCGAATGTGTAGAAGTAGCCACCCTTGCGAACGAGCGCACGGTGCGCCCAGGTGTTCATCTGCCGCGTACCCATCGGCACGGAAGCCGCAAGGTTCCAAGTTGCGGCGTCGTTGGAGGCGTAAAAATACAAAGCGGTATTGTCGCCCCAACCCACCAGCATGGGAGAGTAGATATTACCCAGCGTGTCCCACACAAATGACGGATGATAGGTTCCGGTGTCGCCTCCTACCGCGTATTCCCACCAATCAATGGTGAAATCGTTGTCGGACAGATTGAACGAGTTGTCTATGTTTACCGGCGAGTAGGCCAGGGCGTTGTTGGGGAAATATATCGACGTGCCAGCACCACCTATGCCGGTGCCTGCGCCAAATTGACAATTGTCAGACAGGGCTATCCTGCCGTTTTGTTTTGCTGAGTGATCAACTATGTGCGTTGCGGCTGGCAGCGTACCGGCGACCGTTTCAAAATGCGCCAGCCACGTCACATACGCATCGTTGTAGCGTGTGTCGTCTTGGGAAATTTTGAAGCCAAGGCGGTTGCTCATGCGATGAGGCTCCCGCACAGCATCCAAGTATCGGTATTGATTTTCGTCAGCGTCCCGCACGAACCAAGTATCGGCAGCTTGCGCTTGCTGTTCTCCGAATAGATCGTGACGCCACCGGCTGGAGCTACCGTCATTGCAAATGGTGACGCCACTGCAAGATCGATTTGCGCACCAATCGGGATCGGCACAGTGGCGTTTGCTGGCACGGTAATGGTTGAGCCTATAGACCCAACAAGCGTCTTGCCTGCATCGGCTAGCACAAGCGTGTAGGTCGCCACGGCTATGTTGTTAACTGGACGCACACCGGCATCGACGTACTGCTTGGTGGCAACGCCAGTCGGCGCAACCGGATCGGCGTTTAGTGTTATCAATCCAGTGTTACGAGCTATAAATATAGGACTGTCGATGTACGCACCGGCATCAGTGTAGCGCGCCAGTAAGAAATCAGAGCCGGAATTGCCGCCGCTTTCGGTCGTATTATTTCCAGGCACAATTCCCCATCGCGGGGATGTACCTTGCATGCCATTGATAAATGCAGAATTTCCACCAGCCTTATTAAGATTGATGCCTGGGCTGGCCTTGGTAACAGTCAAATCGCCGCTCAATGTTGTCGAAAAAGTAGCGCGATTGATTGCCAGACAGTCGCTGGTTGGAGCGCCAGCATCGTTGTAGCTGGTGATGGTAAGATCAGATCCAACATTGCTGCCACTCTCTGCCGTGCCAGTGCCAAGCGATATGCGCCAGCGGTTCAAGCCGCTCATGCTGCCGACAATAGCGGCGCGCTGACCTGAATTTACTTGTTTGTCGAGGTTGATAAACGCGCTGGTGGGCCGGGTGATTGTCAGATCGCCGGTCATCGTGTCGCCGCCCTTGGCGACCTTCTCGGTGTCCAGTTCCTTGAGCGCATTCTCGACGTTGGTGGCGGCGATGTTGCCGCTCGGCGGGAACGTGATCCCCGCCGCATTACCGGCACCCGTACCGTTGATGGTCAGCTTGTTGCCGGGATCATCGTAAGACAGCGAGATGTTGGTCCCGGCGACCAGAAGATTAGCGACACGGTCATCGACCGCCTCGGGATCAAACGGAGTAGACGCAGCAGCAATCGTCAGCTTGTTGCCGGGGTCGTCGTAGCTCAGCGTGATGTTGGTGCCAGCCACCAACAGGCCAGCGACACGGTCATCGATTGCCTCTGCATCGATGGTCGATGAGATGGTCAGCTTATTGGCAGGGTCGTCGTAAGCCAGCGCGATATTGGTCCCCGCCACCAGCATCCCGGCGACCTGATCCATGACTGCTTCAGGATCACCCGGCGGGCCGGTGTCGCCCTTCTCGCCCTGAATGCCCTGCTCGCCTTGCGGTCCTGGCGGGCCTACTTCGCCTTGCGGCCCAGGCACCGTGCTGTCGGCACCCGTGTCGCCTTTTGGCCCTTCCGGTCCAAACGGTCCCTGTATTCCCGGCGGCCCCTGCGGCCCTGGCGGGCCTTGCAGCGCAACATTGAATGCGCCGTTGAACGGAGGGATTTCACCGGGGGTGGAGGAATAGGGCATGTTAGTAGCCCCATGTGCCAAAGCCGGTGGGGCGCAGTGTCGGGCCGACAACGAGGATCGGAGCTGGGCTGTCGCGGCCCATTATCGATGCGAGCGCGTCGGAGAACGTGGACATATCCTCGGCGTATGGCGCACCCTTGTTTGCTTTCCAGCTCCAGATCATTCCTAACTTCAACAGCCGCTCGTCGAGCGTGAACGTGTCGGCGTCACTGAGGAACGTGTCGCCACGCCCGCCGCCAGCGAGATCGATGCAATTCTTGTCGAGATACATGAAGCGAGCGGAGACGCCGACACCCATGACCGGGAAAATGTGTATCTTGCCGCCAATCAGCGTCCACTCGCCCCACGACCCGGTTGCGCTGTTGATGCGGCGGCGCAACCACTCGTCGGTGTCGGGGACGAAGCGCATCGGCTGCTGCGTCGAGGTTGTCAGCCACACGTTCGATGTCAGCAGCATGCGCTTGTAGTTGGCGGGCAGATTGAACGCCGTGGTGCCGGTCCAGACGTGAATGATGCCCGGCTCCTCGGTGGCGGGTGCCACCGGGTACGGCGGCACGAACACGCCATCGCCATCAAGCTGCGCGTAGGCGCGCAGCTTTGTCCAATCGCGATGGTCGTAGGCGATACGCTGCGCCTGCTCGTTGGCGACCGCCAGCATCTCCTGCATCGACCTGTTGCTGGCGATGTTTGAGAAGACTGAGTTGGGATACGTCACCCCAACATGCGCGCAAACATCTTGAACAACGGTCAGCAGGCTCATCAAGCCGCCCTTTTTTGTGCCTCTGCTGCCATCCGCACCAGCACCTTGCGGGTCATCGAGCCGTGCGGTGCGTGGCCGGTCGCCGTGGTGATGAACTCTCTCAACTGGTCGAGGTCCATGTTGTCGAACGCCTTCTCGGCCTCGGTCGCCGCCGGTTGCATGTCGGCGTAGGCCTTCTTGTCCTCTTCCAGCACGGCGTTGCGCGCCTTCAGCGCCTCCAGCTCGGCCTGGAGCTGCATGCTGGGCGCGTTCTGCACCTTGGCGTTGGTGATGAACTCCTCGGCCTTGTTCTTCAGGTCGCGGCCAAACGATCCCAGGTTCTTCAGCTCCTGGCCGTCGATCACGGCGAGCGCCTCGACCGTGTAGATGTTGAGCGCCCGCAGCTCGGCCCGCTTGCCCTCGGTCAGAAACGGCACGTACTGCAATGGCGTCCCGGCCTTGGTCTGGTGCGCCTGCTCCTTGAACTGGCGGTACTGCCGCTGGAAACGCTCGGCGTAGGTCACCTGTATCTGCTCGCCGGTTTCCGGTTCGATCCGCCAGTGCGAGATGGCGGCAGCCGGGAACGTGGACATGTTGCGCGATCCGGCAAAGCGGATGTCGCACACCTCGACATCGTCAAAGACCGGACGGCCAGCCTTGTCGGTCAGTGATTTATTCGGCAGCGCGTGGTGGCGGAATGTTGCGACCACTGCGGCGTCGGCATCACGAACTTGGTACATCATCTGCTCCGTTGTTTACTAATTCAGAACCGCCGCCCCACCGTAGTCTTGGGGGACTTCCTTGTTAGGGATGAAGGCCAGGGCGGCGGCTCCTCTACTCGGCGGTCGCGTCACGTCGCCGGGTTCTTCCCAACTTTTGGGTGGGCATCGCTGCCCACCCAGATGGTGGGCTAGGTGGCTGGGTTGCTGTCGTAAAGTCTCCAATTAAACATGGGGTTAGTCATTGTTAGCTCGCCCATCCAGCCGATAAATTGGGCAACCGCGTCCTTGTCTATGGGCATCTGCCCATCGCCGTCGAAAATCTTGTCGAAGTTTCGGGACGGGTGATACCTGATCTTCAGGCTGTCGGTGTCGATGCCAAACGAAGTGTTCGGCGGCATGTTGCTGCCAATACCGCCGTCGAGAACGATCTCGGCGCGCTTGCCGCCACCGATATACTCCAGCGAGCTGAAGCCCAGCTTGCCCATCGATGTCTCGTTGGTCTGGCGCTGGATGACGATGCTGGCGGCATCGTAGGCGGCGTAGTGTTCCGGCGACATGATAATCAGATCGGCGTGATCGCGGCCACGCGACTGTTTATTCATGATGTAGTTCAACATCGGACGAATGGTGTCCTTGTTGACCTGGGTGCTGCCCGCCAGGAATGACTGCGCGTCGTAGGACTTGGTTTGCCAGATCACGGCACTGGCCCGGTCGAGGCCGCCATAGATGCCGCTGTTGGTGATGACCGGCAGAGCTGTCGCCAGCCCCGTCAGTGCCTTGCCGCCGTTGGCGGTGCCGTCGCCGTACAGGGCGGCGTCCATCGTGTCTTCCAGCGAACGCTCGGCAGCTCCGATATAGCTGTCGTAAACGTCCATTAATTGGTTTTCGCCCTGATTGTTTAGTATCTCCTGCATCGACAGGATGACCGGGACGACCACCATCTTGGGATCAAAATACGCATCGTTGAACAGATCGATTGCTGGGTTCAGCAATTGATCGTAGCCGCTGTACCACTGCGCGACTTGCTTGGCGATTTGCAGCGTCTGGCGAATGCGCGGGCCAGAGTAGGTCTGCCACGCGCCCTTGCGGCGAAGCACGGCGAGCAGCGCGTTGTTGTTGCTGACGAGGTCTTGATAGCTCGATGAACGCTCTTCCAGCGCCATCGACAGTATCTGCTGATAAGCAGATGCGGTTGTGATATTGGCCATTGGCCCCTCCGGTTAAGTTTACAGACCACCGTTGACGCGCTTGATCGCGTTGCCGATTGCATCGCGCAAAGCTACGGGCTTGCCATCTTTCTTGCGCTCGCCTGTCCCGTTTGAGGGGCCGCTAGGCGCGCCAGAAATAGACTTGTCCGCTGTCCGGGTCTGAGCCGGTTGGGTGCGGGTCTGAGCCGCGTGGGACGGGTATAGCTTGTCCGCTCGGTCGTAGGCCTCCTCAAGAGAGAAGCCCAGATTGATCTCGCGGTGGATCGCTACCCCTAGTTCATCGAACCTTGGGTGAGTGTCGGCAAAACTATCGACCTCACTGCGGGTATAGGTGAACTGTTGCTGAGTATGCATCTGGGTGAGGGCCTGTTTCAAGCCCTGAACTTCCTGATGCAATGCGCCAATCTGGTGCGAGGCAGCCTGCTGCTGGTTGCCCTGCTGTATCTGCTTGAGCTGTTCCGGCGATTGCGACAGGACGTGATAGGCCACGTCGCGCAGCGTGATCGGCTGGCCGTCTGCGGTCTTCAGGCCCAGGTTGTTGACGATAACGTCGAGGCCGCCGACAGGGTCGCTGCGGAGCTTGCGCTCCATGCTGGTGTAGTTGGTCAGCGCCCGGTTGAGCGTGGTGCCGTGCTGCTCGGCCATCTGGTGAAATGGCCGGATGCTTTCCATCGTCTCGTAGTCGGCCTTGTAGTGCCGGTGCATGCCCTCCGTTTCCTGCGCCAGCCGGTGAAACTCGCCGCGCACCCGCTCTGGCGTGGCGGCCCATTCGCCCTTAGCGTGTTCCGCCATGCGCGGGGGAGGATCACGATATGGCGCGGTTTCCGGCAGGCGGGGAGCCTGACGCCCTGGCTGTTGTCCTGGCTGTTGCCCTGGCTGTTGTTCTTGTTGTCCTGGCTCTTGCTGTCTATCAGGCGCTCTCGCGAAGCGGCCCTGCTCGCGATGCGGCTCGCCCTTGGGCGGGGCTTTTTTCAGATCGATCTTCTCTGGCTTGGTTTCCTCTGGCGGCTGGTTGTGGCCCAGGCCGGGCTTCTCCCGCTCGGCGGCAGGAGCTGGCTTCTTCGCCTCCCTGGCCTCCTTCGCCTTCTGCGGGTTGCTGGCCCGCTCAAACGCCTTCTGGATGGCGTCCCGGCGGTCGCCCGGCACCTTGTCGGGCGCTTGGTTGCCCAGCGGCGGCGGCGGCATCGTTGGGCTTGGATTGACGACTGCTTCGTTGGCAGGCGAGGGCGCTGCCGGTGCCGGTGTGGCATCGGGCGCTACGGTCACGTCACTCATGGCGGCTCCTATCTACCGCGCTCCCCGGCGCGATAGCGTTCAACAGCCCTCCGCAGCGCGTGACGGCGCTCCTGCTTGACCCGATACTTATCGGTAGATCGCTTAACCTTTTTGGTTAGTTTCTCGGTGCCAACCTCGGTGAGGCCGTTGGCGCGGCCAACAGCCCGGAAGGCGGCCTTCGACGTGTAGTAGCGCCCATCGACTTGCTCGACCGGCGGCATCTCGTCGCTGATGATGTACGGACAAGCCAGCTCGCTTCGCGCAGGAGCTGTCTGCTCGCGCACAAAACGAAATCGCCCCGGCTCGATCTCCACCAGACGCATCTGTCCCCCAATTACAGGACGCGGCGCTGGCGAAACCCCTGCTAGGGCAACGCCGCGTCCTGGCCGTCTACTACCGCTTGCTCTTCTTCTTGGCCTTCTCGCCCTTGCCCTTACGCTTGACCGCTTTGGGCGGCGCTTTGCGCGTTGTCGGCTCGGCATGGAACGTGAAGTCCATCTCGTTCGATGTCTTGTCACCGTTCTTCACCGACACCTTGACCGTATCGGGGCCGTTCCACACGTCCATGTTGATGCCGGTCGAGAGCGAACCGTCATCCTCAAGGTCTGTCGGCTCCTCCTGCCCGGCGAACACGATCACGCTGTCCTCGGTGAAGCCGGTGCCGTGGACGAAGATGTCGAACGTCTCCTCGCCAATGGTGCATTCGTCCGGGTCCAGCTCGGTGATGACCGGGGCTTCGTCGGGTGCTGGTGTGCCTCCGCTGCCGCCCTTAATCGGCTGGCCCTTCTCGTCCATGTTGCTGCCGATTGACGAGCCAAGCGGCTCGTTGATGCTGCTGGCAGCGCCACGCCCCATCGCCAGCGGCGTCGTCGGTGCCTCGCCTTCCTTGCCTTCCGGCACAGCCGGGACCGCCGCGCCCTGCCTGCCTTGCTCCATGTGCAGGCTGTTGGGATCGACGATGCCCATGCCACGCTCGCCGTCCTTGGGCGCGCTTGGAATGTTGGGGTTGACGTTGTCGCGAGTGATCTGACCGTGCGCCGTCTCAGGCGGCAGGCGGTCTTCCGGCTTGGTCCGCTCGATGAAATCGAACGGCCTGTTGTCACCAAGTATATTATGCACGTCATCGCCCTTGCCGGGGCCTGGGCCTGGAGTGTCAGCCGGGTTTGGTGGCGTAGGCCGGTCCTTGAACGGGCCGCCAGGGCCGGTCTGTGGCGTCGTCTGCTCCTGCTTCTGCGTCGTCATGTGAACGTCCATGTCTGGGCGGCGGTAGTAACTGCGCCGCCG